GAACGACAAGCAGGGCAACGAATCCAGGCCGGACTACCGTGGCAGCATCAACGTGGACGGCCGCGAATACTGGCTTTCGGCCTGGATCAAGACCGGGCGCGACGGCACCAAGCTGGCTGGGCAGCGGTACATGAGCCTGTCTGTGAAACCGAAGGACGAGCAGGCCGCCTACGCACCGGCTCCTGCACCAGCTGCCGCGCCTGCGTCCCGTATGACCCAGGATCAGCGTGATGCCATTGCCATCCGTGAGCGGGCCGAGCGGGAGCGCCAGGCGGCGGCGAAGCCGAAGACGAACTTTGATGACATGGACGACGACATCCCGTTCTGAGGCTTGACTTAGGCCCGCGGCGCGGGTCTATACTGTTTGGGAGCCAGATGACGTTCTGGCTCTCCTGTCTGTTTGTTTGTGAGGTGATAAAGATGAACACTGATACGCATCCCTTCGATGCTGCGCTGAAGAATCTGCGCGGCGATGGGCATTGGCATGAGGCACTTGTCCAAGTTGGAGACACGCTGGACATGGCCAAGAAAATGCTTCTTCAAAGTCGCGTGCGCGATTTCACAGGTGCCGATGTGGTGGCCGTTACGCAGCTGATTCTGCAGCGCGAGCGAATCCTCGCTGACCATGCGAGGGATCAAGAGGACATCGATGAACTGGATGTCTGATCATGGCCGGCCTCGACTTCGACGGCCTGGCCCGTCAACTTCTCGCATCGGCTGAAACTCACCTCGCATCCTGGCTGCCAGCCGGCCGCAAGCGCGGCAATTCCTGGGTCGCTGGCGATCTCAGCGGTGCCGCCGGTCAATCCCTCAAGGTCAACCTTGCAACAGGCGCGTGGTCAGACTTCGCAACTGGTGACCACGGCAGCGATCTGGTGAGCCTGTACGCCGCGATCTACGAGCTGCCAATGGGCGATGCATATCGCCATCTCGGCGGTGAGACAAAACCGGCCAAGCGCGTTAACGGTCATGCGCACGCAGCTCCACCGGCAGAACCAGCGAGGCGCGTTGTCACGCCAGTGCCTGCCGACTTCGCCGAGTGTCCGTGTGTGCACACTCGCTATGACAAGCCATCGGCGCGGTGGACGTACCGCAACGCAGACGGCGAGGTGCTGGGCTACGTGGCCCGCTACGAGCCTGCGGGCGAGCGCAAGCAGATTGTCCCGTGGACGTGGAACGGTGAGCGCTGGGGCATGGGCCAGTGGCCATCGCCGCGTCCGCTGTACGGTCTCCAAGAGATTGCAGAGCGTCCTGGCGCTGCGGTGCTGGTGGTCGAAGGCGAGAAGGCCGCAGACGCTGCGCGACGGTTCAGCGGTCCCTATGTGGCGGTGACGTGGCCAGCAGGCGCAATGGCCGCAGACAAGGCCGACTGGACGCCGCTGGCAGGCCGCAAGGTGCTGTTATGGCCGGACGCAGATGAGCCTGGCCGAAAGGCCATGGAGCGCGTGGCCCAGATCATCGCCACCAGTGCGGCCGAGGTCAAGATTCTGGACGTTTCGGGCCAACCGGACGGGTGGGACGCAGCCGACGCTGACTTTGCGTGCTGGGACGACTGCAAGGCTTTCATGGTGCCACGGGCGACAAAGTGGCGACCTAGCGCAGCGGTCGCCATCCCACCGTCAATCGATCCAGAGACAGGCGAGATCGACGCTCGGCAACAGCTTGATCTGGTGCTGATGCCGAACGGCACGCCGATCATGAACCTTGACAACGTGGTCAGGGCGATTGAGTCTGATCCAAATCTGCGCGGCAAGATTTGGTACGACGAGTTTCTCGACACGATCATGACCACATGGCAGGGCGAGGAACGCCAGTGGAAAGACGCCGACGACGTGCTGCTGCAGCTCTACATGCAACGCCACGTAGGACTCACGCGCATAGGCCTGCAAACCTGTCATGACGCTGCTGTGGTGGCCGCCTTCCACGACACGCGCAACGAGTGCAAGGACTGGCTGAAGTCGCTTGGCTGGGACGGCGTGCGCCGCCTGTCCTACCTGATGTCAGAAGGCCTTGGAGCCCCAGAAAACGCCTACACCGACGCCGTAGGACGCTGCTGGGTCATGTCAATGGTGGCCCGCGTGTTTCGGCCAGGCTGCAAGGTTGATACCGTGCCTGTTCTGGAGGGAACGCAAGGGGCCGGCAAGTCCACCGCGCTGCGCATCCTCGGAGGCAAGTGGTTCACAGAGTGTCATGAAAACGTGACGCACAAAGACTTCTACGAAGTCCTGAAAGGCCACATGCTGGTCGAGATTGCAGAGATGCACTCATTTACTCGCGCAGAGGTTGAGCGAATCAAAGGCATTATCTCTTGCCAGATGGATAGATATAGAAAAAGCTACGGAAGGAACACAGAAAACCATCCGAGACAAACTGTTCTGGCCTGCACAACGAACCGCGACGACTGGCAGAGAGACGAAACTGGAGCACGCCGGTTCTGGCCCGTTCGCTGCGGCAACGTGAACCACGATTGGCTGCGTGACAACCGAGACCAGCTCTTTGCTGAAGCCGTCCACCTGTTCAACGATGGCGGCTCATGGTGGGACGTCCCGATGGACCTTCAAAACGAAGAAGTTGAGTCCAGGCGCGATTCCGACTCATGGGAATCCGTCATCGGAGGATGGCTGTGGAATCAGAATCGTCCGACAACATCAGAGATTTTGTCTGACTGTTTGAAGATTGAGATCGGTCGCCATGACCAGATCGCACAGAAACGGGTCGGTCGGGTGATGCGAGTGCTCGGCTGGCGAACGGTCATCACCAAATCGACAAACGGGCGCAGTTTCCGGGCCTGGGTCAAGGACGAGTAGAACGCGTAGACTCTCTACACGTTCTAAGTTGTTGTCAGCATTGGAGTTCTACACGTTCTACACGTTCTACACCATGTCTATACTAATACACATGCACACACACATGCGCACGCACATGGAGGGGTTTTGAAAATCACGCGTTCTACGCGTAGAGGTGTAGAACGCGTAGAGTCCAGCGACAAGCGCCGGACCCGTTTTTGAGACCATGAGTGGTCACTAACATAGGAGCAAACATGGCAAACAAACGAACCAAGCCAGGAAGCCCTGAGCGGGCCGAAGTCGCGGAGAAGGTCATCAAGGCGATGGACTTTGGCATGAGCTGCTTTAAGGCTTGCCAGCAGGCCGGCGTGCCGATGCCGACGTTCATGCTGTGGGTTGGGCAGGATGCGGAGCTGGCCGACAGGTACGCGCAGGCGCGCGAGAACTTCGTCGAACGCATCGCCCAAGAGGTCATGGAGTTATCCGACGTCGATGTCGGAGAAACCCCCGATGGCCGTAAAGACTGGGCCGCCGTGCAAAAGCACAAACTCCAGGTAGATACTCGCAAGTGGCTGTTATCGAAACTGGCGCCGAAAAAATACGGCGAGAAACTCGAGATCAGCGGAGACGATAAATCGCCGCTGGTTCACAGAATTGAGCTGATCGCAAAATCTGAATGACCACGGCCCGCGTCGAGCTGCCGCCGAAAATCCTCGGGGTTTTCAAAGAACCCAGGGGGGCATACCTGTACCGCGGCGTCTACGGCGGCCGCGGCAGCGGCAAGAGCTTCAGCATGGCCCTCATGGCGGCCATCTGGGGTTTCATCGAGCCGCTGCGGGTGCTGTGCACGCGCGAGCTGCAGGTGAGCATCAAAGAGTCATTCCATGCCGAGCTCAAGGCGGCCATTGCGGCATACCCGTGGCTCGCAGCTCATTACGACGTCGGGGTGGACTACCTGCGCGGACGCAACGGCACGGAGTTTCTGTTCCGCGGCCTGCGCAACAACATTACGGCTGTGAAGTCCACGGCCAAGATCGACCTGACCATCGTCGAAGAGGCAGAGGACGTGCCCGAGTCGGCCTGGCTGGATCTCGAGCCGACCGTTTTCCGCCAGCCCAAGGCCGAGATGTGGGTGCTGTGGAACCCGCGCCTGGACAACAGCCCGGTAGACACGCGGTTTAGAAAGCGGCCGCCAGACCGGTCAAAAATTGTCGAGATCAACTGGCAGGACAATCCGTTTTTCCCGCCCGAGCTGGACGAGCTGCGCCGCCGCCAGGAGGCCATGATGGATCCAGGCACATATGCGCATGTCTGGGACGGCGCCTACCTGACCAAAAGCGATGCCCAGGTGCTGGCCGGCAAGGTCGCAGTGCGCGACTTTGAAGCAGGCGGGCCTGCCTGGGACGGGCCTTATTACGGCCTGGACTTTGGCTTTGCGCAAGACCCGACCGCCGCGGTGCGCTGCTGGATCAAAGACTCTCGCGTTTGGGTTGACCACGAAGCACAGGCCAAAGGCCTCGAAATCGACGCTACAACCGATTTTCTGGCGCAGTTGATACCAGGGGTGCAGCAGCACACCATGCGCGCCGACAGCGCCCGTCCAGAGTCCATCAGCTACCTGCAACGGCACGGCTTGCCCAGGGTGGTGCCAGTGGCCAAATGGCCGGGCAGTGTCAACGACGGCATTGCGCACTTGCGCAGTTACGCCGAGATCGTGATTCATCCTCGATGCAAGCATCTGATCAAGGAGACCAGCCTGTACAGCTACCGCGTGGATCGGCTAACGGGCGACATCATGCCCGATGTCGTGGACGCTTGGAATCACGGAATCGACGCTGTGCGTTATGCGCTAAACCCTTTGATCCGCCAGCGCGACTCAGGCGCTGCAGCGGTTAGGATTCAAGGCCTATGACACCAGCCGAAGAACTCGCACTATTGGACCAGCTTTCGGCCGACGTCGAAGCGCAGGTGCTCGCCGCCTACCGGCGCGCGATGGACCTGATGCGCCGCGGCACTGCGCCGCGCGATGCCATCACGCGGGTGATGGACTCATTTACCGGTGAGTTCGCCGACCTAATGGCCGCATCGCTGTCCGCAGTGCTTCAGCGCAGCGTAGGCACCGAGTCGGCCTTGGCCATCAACATCGGACCCGTCTCCCTATCGCGCAAGCTGTACGCCGAGGCGCAGGACGTCTCCAACATCGTGGCCGGCATCGTGCAGCGCAACGTGCGCGGCTATCAGGACTCCAAGCGCCTGGCGTTGCAGCTGTTCGAAGGCTACGGGTTTCGAGAGCCAGACGCTGAGCCGCTGCAGATCAATCCCGAGAACCCGAAGCTGCCGAAGTACATGCGAGAGATCCTGGACCCGGATCCCGTGCGGCGCAAGATGGCCCAGGCCTTTGCGCGCATCCAGGTGGACGGACTGTCAACGCCAGCCCTGCGCGCGGCCTACAGCCAGGCCCTGGACGCGATAGAAGACATTCAGGGCACCGTGGGCAGGGTGGAGCTGGAAAAGACGCTTAAAACGGCGTTCTACGAGCGCACGCGGTACTTTGCCGAGCGCATCGCCAGGACCGAGGCGCACCGGGCATACTCCCAGCGCGAGGCGCAGATCCAGCTGGAAGACGAAGATCTGGAGTTTGTCCAGATCCGCAGGAGCCGCACCAGCACCGCGCCGTGCATCTGTGACCTGATTACCGGCCGCGATCAGTACGGGCTTGGCCGTGGGGTGTACCCGAAAGCCAAGGCCCCGAATCCGCCCTTCCACCCGTTTTGTTTACCTGGCGACGCGCTCATAACGTCCGCTGTCAACATCGCGGCGGTTAGTAAACGCTGGTATGACGGAGATATGGTCGTCATCACAACGGCCACCGGCCAACGTGTGACCGCGACAGTCAATCACCCTGTACTCACGAGCGCCGGATGGATTGCTGCGGGCTTGCTGAACGTAGGTGGCAATGTGATCAGCCGTGTCGGCGCCGAATCGGTAGTGGGCTACTCCTTCATCGACGACCAGCATCAGCACATGCCAGCCCGCATTGCCGAGATAGCGGATGCGTTTTTCAGTTCGAGCAAGGTGGCGACCAGAGAAGTGCCATTGACCACCGAACACTTCCACGGCGACGGGATAGCAGGCAAGGTCGCAGTTATAGGGGCCAATCGCAAGCTGTGGGATAGGGTCGATGCCTTGGCCGCGCAAGGCATGCATGATTCGTTGCTCGTGTTCGCTGACGGAGGACTGACTCGCTTGCTTGGCGATGGCGCATTTGACCAAGGTCTTAAAGCTGCGCTTCGTGCCTCGAATGGAGTTGTGAGCGTTTGCAGCAAGTGCGAGCCTTTGGTCTTTGGTGAGCTTGCTCATCCTGACGATGCTGGCTTCGCTCTGCCCCCGAAGCTGGACCCCGGCTTGAATCAGCCTGCGTTCGATGACGTTGCGGCTGACGCTGAACTCGCCAGAAATATCCAAAATGGATCGACCGGCGCTGTACTGGTTGACAACATAATCGACGTCAATAGATTCAATTTTTCTGGCCATGTCTACAACCTTGAGACGGAACAAGGTCATTATACATGCAATGGCATTGTGACGCACAATTGCAAGTGCATCAGC